CTCTGAAGGAGCATATGAGGTATTTCTTATACCTGATTCAAAGTTTTAATGTTGTTGGTATCTGCGGTGACTACAACGGAGGCGTTCAATTTATTAACTCTTGTAATGAGAGTGAGTTGTTTAAAAAAGCTGGTGTTGATATTGGGGTTATTGAAGTTGAACTAGAAAAACCTGACCAATGGCATAGTGATGTGCTTAGTTTTAAAAATCAGTACAATCAGAAGGAGCGTAAGTACTGTATCTTAAGAAAACCTACATCTAACTGGATTAGAAACGGTAATGAGATGCTACAAGCTGCTATTGATCACAAAAGAATACTATTTGGGTCTAGGGCGGTAGACGAACACTTTGATCAGCAGAGGAAGATGAATGTACCAGTAGATGAGATTAAATGGGATCACAGGATTACAGCTGCTTCAAAAGGAGCAAAAATGATTGATCTTATTGACCATCAAAAAAGTATCATTGAACTTACAAAGTCAGAATGTGCTAACATTGAGGTTACTACAAACCCTCAAGGCTCACAGTCATTTAACCTGCCGCAAAATCTTAGAAGGCAAAAAGGACCAAACAGAGCAAGAAAAGACTCTTATTCTGCTTTGATTCTAGGGAACTGGTTCGCAAAGGTATATTTTGATTCTCTAAATGTTAAACCAGAGCAAAAACCTGTTTCTACATTTATACCATTTACTATTTGAAAAGTTATAAAGTAACTTTTATAACTTTAGTGTAACAATTGGTAACATGGCTGAGAAACGAAAGTATACTAAGAGATCTGAGTACTGGGATCAATTTAAAACACAAGAAACTAATCATAATCTTCATAAGATTTTTGATAAAAGCACAGAGGCTCAAGCTTCTGTTAATCCAGAATTAGTTGGAGAGTCTTTATATGAAAGTGTTGCTTCTAGACTGCAACCTTCTAACAGAACAAGCTCTAGAACTAATAATATTTCTGGTACCTATGTTAAAAATCGTTTCAAAAACATAGATGAAGGTTTATTGCCATTTGATTATTCTCGCGACTCTGTAGATGCTCGCGATGCTATCCAGTTATGTCAAAAAGCATACTTTAACGTACCATCATTCCGCAGCACTATCGATATGCTTTCCGATTTTGCTGATTCTGATATTTACTTAGAGGGTGGTACTGAAAAATCTCGTAAGTTTGTAGAGGCTTGGTTTAAGCGTATTAAAATTCACGATATCAAATCTCAATACTTCCGCGAATATTATAGATCTGGTAATGTTTTCTTTTATCGTATTGATGGTAAACTTAAAGTTAATGATTCTGGTAAACTACTAGAAACTTATGGTGCCACAAAGAAAAACGCACCTATCCCCATCAAGTACATGGTTATTAACCCAACTGATGTTGCTACTAAGGGTTCTATTTCTTTTAACGACTTCCAGTACTTCAAGGTTCTTACTCCGTATGAAATTTCCCGCCTTAAAGATCCTAAAACAGATCATGAGATCGAGATGTACAACTCTTTGCCAGACGATGTACAAGTAAGAATTAAAAACAATCAAGCCTCTACCTCTGAGCGCATTTACATCAAACTTGCTTCAGAGTATCTCCATGTAGTCTTTGCTAAGAAGCAGGATTATGAGCCACTTTCTATTCCTTATGGATTTACTGTTCTAGATGACATCAACAAGAAACTAGAACTTAAGAAAATTGACCAAGCCATTTCTCGTTCTATTGAGAACGTGGTTCTTTTGGTTACCATGGGTGCAGAGCCTGATAAGGGCGGTGTAAACCACAAGGCATTGTCTGCAATGCAGAACATCTTTAAAAACCAGAGTGTTGGTCGTGTTCTTGTATCTGATTATACAACCAAAGCCGACTTTATCATTCCTGATTTGCGTAAAGTAGTTGGCCCCGAAAAGTACGAGGTGTTAAACCGTGATATTCAAGAGGGTCTTCAGAATGTTCTTCTTGGAGATAACAAGTACGCAGACGGACAACTTAAGATGAAAATCTTTATCCAGCGTCTTGAAGAGTCTCGTCAGCAATTCATCACAGAGTTCTTGCAGCCTGAGATTCGTCGTATTTGTAAATCAGCAGGTATGCGTTCTTGGCCTCAAGCTAAGTTGGTTAAGACAGACACATTAGATAACTCAGACATGACTAAGCTCGCTACTCGTATGATGGAGCTTGGTGTACTTACTCCACAGCAGGGTATGGAAGTTATTCATCATGGCGTTTTCCCAAAGGCAGAAGAGTTAATGGATGCTCAAGAAGTATTCAAAGAGCAAAGAGAAGAAGGTTATTACATGCCTCTTGTTAATACAATTAACCTCTATCAAAACGAAGAAGACGAAGCTGAGACTCCAGAACAAGAATCACAAGAAGAACCAGAGGCTGCACCAATTGCCCCGTCTGGTGGTCGTCCAATGGGAGTTTCTAATTCAACATTTTCTAAGAAACATATCGTTGAAGCAACAAAGATGATCAATGAATTTGAGTACAAAGCTTATCGTGAGTTTGCTCTTAAGTATGGTTTAGAAGAGCTTGATGAAAACCGTAAAGAGTTAGTTTCAAAAGCTTGTGAATCTATTGTTGTATCTAAGAAAGTTGAAGAGTGGGACGATTCACTCGCTTCTCTTGTAGAAGATTTAGATCAGTTGTCTGAGCTTAACATCAGCGAGGAAGTATTGGAAGTCGGAGCTAAACATCAACTAGATGATCTGTCAGCTGCGATTTTATATCACTCAACTCAAATTTCTGTGTAAGTAGTTAATATGGATATTAAAGATTTAGAAGTCTGTAGTTTTGATTGTAAGATCAAGGCTTTAAAACAAGATGACTTTGATAAGTTTGGAGTGTCTGAAGGCTCTATCGCAGAAGCTGCAAAATCATTAATGCCAGAAGACTTTGATCCATCTGCTAACGTAGATGTTTTGCCTGTTGTCTTTAATTTGGCTGTTGTTAATGAGTTTAATAAAAACGGAGATGGCATTGATGCAGAGACTGCTGTTGCCGCCGTTAAGCGTTTCATTAATAAGCCGATCAACATCGAACACAAGAAACATAAAATTGTTGGTCACATGATTAACGCTTCTTTCTCTGAAGCAGAGTTTGATTTTAAAGATTACGACATTAACTCCTATGCAGATAAAACAGAGCCGTTTTATATCAATGCAGCAGGATTGATCTATAAAAATATTTTTCCCGAATTAGCACAAGCTATTGAAGAAGCCGCCGAAGAAGACTCAGAAGAGTATCAAAGCGTTTCTACAAGTTGGGAGCTTGCTTTCAAAAACTATAAAGTTGTTTTTGGTTCTGATAGACTTGATGAATGCGAGATTGCAGAAGGGTCTAAAGAAGAAGAGCTTAAGCAATACGTAAAAGGATTTGGTGGTAAGGGTATGGATAAAAATGGTACTCCAGTACATCGTTTGATTTATGGAGAAACATACCCATTAGGAGCTGCATTAACATACAACCCAGCAGCAAGAGTTAAAGGTGTTTATCTTATGGAGGATAAACAAGATAAAACCGATATTAAAAAACCACAAAAAATTTCCCTAAATGCGGAAAACAATGTAAAAACCGATAAATTCGATATATTTGATATGGATACAGAACAATTCGAAACATTAATGACCAAGGTAGCCGAAAGCGTTGCCTCTGTAGTCAAGAAGGATGATCAAGCCAGTTCAATTGGTGAGATCATGCGTGATGCTCTTACCGAGCATTCAGATACGTGGAAATCCAAAGTTCAACTTGAAGCAGAAAGTCGCGCTAAAGCTGAAGAGGATCTTGCCGAACTGAAAGCTTCTTTTGAAGCTGTACAGGCCGAGCTTGGTTCACTTAAAGCCGAGGTCGAGGCACAAGCCGCTGTTGAACTGTTTAATTCCAGAATGAACTTCCTCGACTCTACTTATAGCTTCTCTGATGCAGAGCTTGAGTATGTTGTCGCTGAACTTAAAGAGATCGAAGCTTCTGAAGAGGCATTCGAAACCTTTAAAGGAAAACTTTCCGTTCTTTTCTCTCACAAGTCAAAAGAAGCAATTGCTGCTCAGGAAGAAGAAGTCAAAGCTCGTATTGAAGAGGCTATCGCTTCCAAGATCCAAGAGACTGAAGTTGCTGAAGAAGAAGTTGCTGAAGCTTCTGTTGAAGAAGAAGTACTGGAAGTAGAAGAGACTGCTGAAGCATCTATTCCAAACAATAATGCTGAAGTTTGTGAAAAAATCTCTCTCGTCGAGAAACTTAAAGAAAACTTCTCTGTTGAAGTTACAAAATAAAAAAAATCTAACAAATAAATATTATGGCTAGCGAAATTACTACCCTTTTGCCATTCCGTCAATATGATGACAACGATGTTGTCAACATGTTCGCGTACGATGGTACTGACAAAGGCGCAGGACTTATTGTTAAAGTCTCTGCTGCTGACCTCAACGCAGATCTTGTTGATCTCGTTGCTGATGACGTTGCATTCCTTAACACTCAAGGAAATGCTTATTCTCCACTTGCTGTTAACCCACTTCGTGTGACTGCTGGTTCTTCTGGTGCTGCTGCTCTTGGAATTCTTCTTCGCGATGTTCGTGATGAGGATGAGAACGGTGAGAAGCTTCGCTTCTACCCTCAAAAGAAAGAGGAGCTTCAGTGCGTCCTTTCTGGAGAGACTGTACCTGTTGCAACTAAAGGTATCTTCACTCTTACTGAAGACGCATTTGTTGGTGGTACTGTTCTTAGTGTTGGTGATGACCTTGCTGTTGGAGCTAACGGACTTTTCGGACCTGATGGTGGATCAGACATCGTTGTTGGTAGCGTTCTTGCAACTGGAACTCGCGCTGCGGGTGATACTCATGCAGGAGATTACGCAATTGTTAAACTTAACTTCTAATTTTACTCACTATTATGAAAATTACTATTAAAAGAACTGAAGATCAGTTAGCCCTTGTTCGCGCAATGGGTTCAAATAATCGTGAGGAGGCTTACGAGGCACAGGCAGCTGTCGCAGAACTTCTTGGACCTGTGGTCAACGAAGTTATCAACAATGCTGTTACCGTTGGAAATCTTTTCACCACTCTGACTTATCAGGCTGATGACAATCCTTCTCTTCCTCTTGATCTCTTCCACGACATCACTGAAGAAGACTACATTCAGGTTTACTCTCAGCAAGTTGCTGGTGGTCTTCCTTACAGCCAAGTCTTCCCAGCTCACAACGAGCTTAAGTTCAGCACTTACA